CCTTTGCAAGCTTGGCGTTTGAGGCCCCTACTGTCAGCAGGCCATCAACGGCCAGGCCAAAGCGGGCTAGGTGCGCCTTCACGTCATCGGGCACAGCGGCGGGGGCCGTCTTGCGGGCAGTAGGGCCAGCGGGCACGATGGCAGCGGGGGCCTGCTGTGGTTGCTGCTGTGGTTGGGCCTCCCATCGGGCGCTTAGCTCATCCAAAGCGGCCAGAATGTCATCGGCCACGCGCTCGGCATGGCTCGGGGGCAGGGCCTGGGCTGCAGGCTTAACGGCCCAGGCGTTCTCGTGACTGCGCAGTAGGGCCGCGGCCACGTCTTTCAGGTTGCTACAGGGGCCAATATTCCAGCCAGTGCCGACGTGGTAGCCGCCGCTGGGGGCGTGGTCGATGCGGTCGGGCAGGCCCAGGGCTTTGGCTGCCTGCTGCAGGGCTGCAACGGTCGGGCGCTTCAGGCCCTGGGCTTTGGTGGTGCCAGAGGCTACGGCCTGCAGATAGGCGATGGGGCCGGCGGGGGTGGTGGTGGTGGTGGGCATGGCTTTGGTGTGGTTGTGGTTGACGGGGGGGGTAGGGAATCAGCGGCCTGCGATCTGCAGCAGGCAAGCGTCAGCGCTGGCGCCCGTGGCGCGGCATGCGATGAAGTGCCGCTGATCCTCTACGGCCAGTGAGGCCGTGAAAAGGGCCAGGAGAGAACCGCCAAAAACAACGGCCAGCTTGGCAGTGATGGAGAGGGCTTGCATCGGATTGAAGAGGAGAGGGCTGCACCATCGCTGGCGCCCTCAAATATTGCCAAGCACAAGGGCCAAAGCCCAGGGCAACTAGGCCAGTGCCAGAGGTGGCCCACTAGCTAGGGGCTTTTGGCGGTCAGCAATGGTAGGGGCCGCTGACTGCTGGGCCGTGCAAAGCAAAAGACAAACGATCGCGCCCGCGCGTACAGCATGGCAGGCCCCCACGTCAACCCTGGGGCAGGCCAGGCCGTCGATTGGCACAAGCGGGGGCAAAGGGTCGGGGCCGTTAGCACGGCCAGGTGCAAGCGGCGCAAATATTGCGAAACCTTACAAAGGGCCAGAATGTAGCAACGGATACAGACAAAGGGGCCGCTGTGACAGCAGGCCGGATTGGCACAAGCTAACGGTGCTGATCAGCAGCGCTGCCCGTCACGATCCGCACTGCAGGGGCCAGTGTGATCACGATCCGTATCGGCAGGGCAGGCCATCACGATCCGTACCGGCATCGTGTGACAGTGCCGGATTGGCACAAGTGCAAACGTACTGGTGGGCCACTGATAAGCCCAGCTTGTGGATGGGGCGGCCTCCCATAGGCCTGGCTTATATGATAAGCCCAGCTTATCGTTCGGGCCTGAATGATAAGTTTTGCTTATCAGTGACAATCGGCTAGTACATTTGTACTACTATGCGGGGAGGCGCATAGCCGCATGGACCTCCCTAGATACGACCCTAGCCGGACCCTAGATACGACCCTAGCCGGGTCCAAAATTTTTCCATAGATACATTCCTAGCCGGGTCCAATACACCTCTAGCCGGGTCTCACCAAGAATGTCCATCGAAAGCCGCCTTGAGGGCGGCTTCCTCATTGGGGAAAGGCCCGCCAATGACAGAATCATCGTCATCAGCGTAGAAATACCACCCTTCAATCAGCTCAGTGCCCTTACAGGCGTCTTCAGAGAAGAAATCAATGAGAATCATGGCCTGTTGAAATGGCGAAGGTGCATGTTCCACAATCCGGCGCTCATGTCGCCTGGGCGATACAGCGTGTAGCACGGTTTGCCCAACACCATGCCACCTTCCCCGTCATCTACGGGCTCTGCTTCATCAAGCCACATACCAATGCACTCTGAGTCACCATTGAACACGCCAATGGCCTGATCTGCGTCTTCCATGCACACGCGCACGTGCATCAGCAGCTCTTTGAGGCGAGCTGCTTGATATTGCCCTTGCGTAGCACTGAAATAGGGACCGTTGTCGTTGTAATTACAGACGTAACGCATGGTTTCAGGAATCAACAATGGAAAAGTCAGGATCGTTGTCTTTGCGAATCCACCTGCATTGATTTAGCTCAGGAAACACAACGAAGATTTTATCGTGGTGATTCTGTTCGACAATGGCAGTGGTGAGCTTAGTGCCGATGCGGGATTTGCCCTTTTTAGAAATGGCAATAACGGCGATGGCGTCTTGCATGGTTCTCGGATATATCGATGGAAGGGGAATATATATAAGGGGCCGCTTGGGGCGGCCCTTTTAAGGTCAGAGGCGGGTGAACCAGCCCTGCAGCTCGCTGTTGCCACATCCATCGTTAAAGATGAGGCGAATGATCCAGCGGGTGCAAGTGCCCTTCCAGGCCAGGTCAGTAGAGGCCAGAACGGGCTCTAGGCGCCAGGGGCCGAGAGTCCAACCACGCTGCTCACAGAAGGCGACGCAGGCTTCGCGGTCATTGAAGAAGAGAGGCATGATGCTCCAGGAATGGGGACCGTCGCCGGCCCGATAACAGAACTATACACCATGAAAAAGCGGAGCCTTGGTGGCTCCGCTTCCCGTGTTCACATTTGGTCACAAATGCCCATCAGCACTGAGCCGACATAGTGCTGGCTTTTCCTGAGCTGCTCCAGGGCCTCGGCCCGCTCGTGGCGGGCCTTATCAAAGGCTCCCTGGTCCTGCACGTAGAAATCACGGGCGTTGCAGGTGGTGTTGACGAATGCCTCCACGGCCTTATTGAGGGCTTCGTAGGCATTGGCGTATTCCTCGCGGAGCGTGGTGCCGCCAGTGCCGTTGAGGTGGATGGAGGGGACGGTGAAGCCGTGGACGGTGCGGAGATTCATCGTTCAGCGAGGTGGTAGCTGGTGTTGGTGACGCGGATGTAGCGGATATATGCGTTGTATTGCTCACGCCAGTAGGCGGCGTCTCGTTGCAGCTTGGCTAGGTAGTCAGGGTCGGGGTTGGCAGTTGCCGCGTATTTTTCGGCAAGCTCAGAGCGGAAGCGATGTTCGATCATCACTTCATCGCCATGGTTCAATGCGGGGTAGGTCATGGTTCTCAACAGGAGAGGCGTCGCCGCCGTTGAAAGAACTATACACCAGCGCAGAGCGGGGCTTTGAGGCCCCGCTGCTGCTTAACAGAGTGAAATAATCAGTCCCAGTGGTTGCTGTAAACGCGCTTGCCGTTCCAGATGCGGAGGCTGCAGTTGAACTTACTGTTCCAGAGCCACTCCGTACCATCCTTGTCCTTGCGGATGCGGAACATCTTGATGGGGGCTTGCACCATTTCACCGCCCTGACCGTCTTCACGGTTCTGAAACACCAGAGCAGGCTTGCGAGTTAGCTCAGGAACGGCGTGGCCACCAGCAGGACCATGATCCACTTCATGGGCTTGGATTTGCTGCACCCAAGCAGTCTTCTCGGTGCATTTGACCACGACGTAGAAATCCACGATGGTCATGCTGTAGCCCCAGGAGCCAGAAAGGATGGTGCCGGGCTGGAGTTGGGTGCCCTGCAAGGGAGAAACGATGGAGGTCATGATGATCAGGCAGTTGGGACCGTCGCCGGCCGTGAGAGAACTATACACCAGCAAGAGCAGGGGCCTTGGTGGCCCTGCTCCTGCTTAACAAAGCTCAATATTCCCAGATGGTGGTTTTGATGCCGTTGGCTTTGGCATTGCGCCACAGCTCACGAGCCTCATCGGCGTCGACAATTTCACGGCACCACTTGTCCCGGCCCCAGTTGTGGTAGGTCTTGCCATCACCGGCTTTCTCGTTCTTCCAGGTGCGGCAGCGCAGGCAGGCGCTATCGAACTTGCCGCGACGGGTGTTCACTTCCAGGATCACGTCGGAGTTGTCGCCGATGAATTCAGTGATCTTGAGGGTGCCGGTGCCGCCGCAGGCGAAGCAGTCGCCGTTAGCGATGTGGCTGTAGTGAGGGAGCTTGCCTTTGCCGTCGCAGTTGGGGCAAACGCAGGTGGTCTTGAAGGTGGTGATCATGGTGATTCAGGCTTAAGGAACCGTCTCCGGCTCCGATGCCCAGAATCCTACACCATGGCGCTCAAGGCTTCAAGCTTTCAATGCGATATGGCCCTAAGCGACCCACACGCAGCGCCTTCTCACGAACAAATTGCTGACTATTGGTCTTGGTATTTCGGATCTTGTAAAGGCCGCGGCCATCTTCCGGGATTTTGATGACGATATATTCGCCCCTCCATTGCTTCAGGCCTACGTCGTAAAGATCGACGATGGCGCCCACTTGGAACTTAGCCATTGACTATGGTGATGGAGCCCATTGATTTCTTCATGGGGCGTTACCGGCGATAGAGCGTCGTTACGACCAGGCCTCGTGAAGCCTGGTCTGTCTCAGGCGGGGCTGCTCCTGAATGGCGGCCCTAGTCTTCATTTTGTATTTCATCAATCTGCTTGTCGCACCATTCACCAAAGGCTTTCTCAATGGTGGCCATGGTTTGATTGTTCAATGCCTCTGGGTTGCGGATGAGGCCGATGGCCAGGCCCAGTGCGTCACCAAGCCTGTTTTCCAGGGAGTCCAATGCAGGGAAATAGAGATCGTCGTTCATGAGCCGATGTTGAGTTGCATGTGAGCTGCAAGGATGTGCTTGCAGCAGGGCTCCTGGCCACGCTCCATCATGAAATGGGCGTCAGTGCAGGTGCAGCTCCACTTGCCTTCAATACCTTTGGCGTAGGCGCCAGTGCGAATGACGGTGTGAGCGTCAGTGTTAGTGGTGGGATCGAGCACCATCCACACGTTGTTGGCGATGTACCGGGCATGGCACCCGCGTGCCTTGTGGGCACGCTGCTTGGCTTCCCAGGAATCAAACACCTTGCGGCTCATGAAACGAGGGCCACGCTCGGTGCGAATGACCACACAATGCTGGAGCACGTTCAGCACGGTGATACCCAGGGAATCTTGGGCCTTCTTGCTAACGCGGAAATGAGAAGAAGCAGTCATGGCGACTAAGGAAAGGTCACCCTCGCGGGCTTGCCGGAATGGTAGAGCATGAAAAAGGCCCTGTCAAGGGCCTTGTCTGAACATTCCAGGGGCAGTTTATCAGCGCAGGGGCTCCACGGGGAAGCCATTCGCAATTCGGCAATAGCGAACGGGGTGAAGCTCCTTGCATTTAGCCAGGCCTGCGTGATTGGGCTGCACTTGTGGAGCAGCAATCAGGGTGAAGAAGCCCAGGCCACAAACGGTGAGCAGGAAACTAAGAGAAGCGAGGCGGTCAAGCATGGTTCCAGGAGGAGAGCTGATCAGGCTTTGCTCATGCAAATGTTGGCTATGCCCTGACTAGGTGGAGCGATGCGAGAGAAGCTCCCGTAGGACAGGTCAAGCACACGGCCGCCAATGTAAGGACCGCGATCATTGATGGTCACCAGCACCGTCTTGCCATTGTCACGGTTCTTTACAAGCACCCGTGAGCCCATGGGCAGTGATGGATGGGCGGCGGTCATGCCATAGGCATCAAACCGTTGGCCAGAGGCAGTTCGTTGCCCGTGGTAGCCATCGCCAACGCCGTAGTGGCTTGCTTGGCCGCATTGAAACGCTGCTGCCTGGGTGGATGGTGCAATGGTGCCCAGCAGCAGGAGAGAAGACAGAAAACGAAGCATCAGAAAAAGAGAGTAGCTCCAGGAGCTGCAGGCCGTCTCCGGCTTTGCAGTTTCACTATTGTGCCCCATTTTCTGCGTGGCCCGTGAATTTCTTAAGAATTGGTGCGGGGAGCAGCTTGGTGTTGCTGGTGCTACTATTGCTCAGTGGTCGGTCCTGGAGGTTTAACCGCTTCCCTCGTCAGTCGCATGGCGAGCCGTAAGGGTGGACGGGCGAGACAGTGCGGACGATCTTCGTGACGAAGTGAATCAGGGTATCGCATGGACCCCAGGAGCGCACTGTCCCTACGATTGAGCTTCGCTCTCGTTGGTAAAATTGCTTATCGGAGGCCACAACTATTAAGAAAGGCGGGCTTCAAGGCCCGCCTTTTTCGTAGATACATACCTAGCTAGTCTCTATACATCATTGGCCGGACCCGGCATGAAGCTTTCACTAGAGCAGGAAAAGGAACGCCTCGCACAATGGATGCGCGAAGGAGCGATTTATGACCCTCGCAATGAAGAGGACTACGACACCTTTGAATACGGCACTGAACCGCTACCGAACGATTCCACCTGGGCGCGAGCTAAAGGGAAGACTGGCCGCGAAACCACCGCTGCTTGCTCTGAAACCACTCCGCTATCGCCACAGGATCCTGCGGACCGGTGAGGTGGTCCGATGGATCGGAGTCAACAATCCCTAAGGCTTGACAGAAGCCATCCAGGCTTTCCTGAGACATCTCTCCATTGATCGCCACATCACGCGCCTTCTTGAGCCAATCGTTCACTGTTGGGTTGCGAGCTGCGAGCTTCTGTAGCCATGCCATCTCGGAAAGCTCAACAGGCGCTCCTTGTGCAATGCGTTGGCAAATAAATTCCACTCGCTGACGCATTGCTGTGGACAACATATTCACATGGCAATATCAGAAACAATTCTAAAGGGAGTAATAAAAAAGGCCCCTGTTGGGGCCTTTGATTTAGATGGACGTAGCTTGGCGGTAGCGTTCAAGAATGAGTTCTTCTTCGCTCTTCTTGACTTTGGCTAGGCGTTTCTCAAGGCGCCGCATACGAGCTGCCATTGCATCAAAGAATTCAGAAGGCTTCATTGTCCACTGCATTAGTTCTCTATCCATTGTCACACTTCTCCTTGCCCTGCCGCCTTTGCAAAAGCGCTGAGGTAGCTCTGCATAAGATCAGGCTTCTCGGCAGCCATGCATTCCACCACTGAACCGTGCATTACAGCAGTGGCTTGCACCAGTCCGTCCAGGCGGATGTGCAAATAGTTCAAATCGTTAATTGCATTGTCAAGCATTGGGCTTGGGCCAACGTCTAAGCGTTGGCCCTCTAGAGCGCAAAGCGCAGTTTCTAGGGCCTGACAGGCACGTAGTAATTCACCTATGCGAAACACGCCTTCAGTGACGGGCTCGCCACCAAACATCACAGGAACAGTATTGCCAAGAACATTTTTGGCAAATACAGAGATGCCACGCTCGCTGGTGTGGCCAGAAACGCTCACAACTTTGGAATGCATGATTTAAGAAGCAATGGGCGGGACTCGCGTCCCTTGGCGGCATGATGCCGCCTTTTCACCAGAGCGTCAACCCCTTAGTGCGTTTTGCGTCACGAAGTTCACGCACAATGCGAGAGGAAGCCTTGGTGCCCTTCAGGGGCTGATCACGCCATTCCGTGGCTAAGCAGTGGCAGTCCCCCAGTGGTTCCAGCACTGCGTAGCGATGGGC